TGGTGATCTCCCAGCGCACTAGCAGGTCGCGCGTGCACTGCGTGGCCGGGTTGGTGGCGCCGGCGAAGCTGCTGAAGGCGAAGTACAGCACCCCGAACATCACCAGCCATTCGAGGCGATCCTTCACGATGACCCACAGCGCGTTCTTGTTGCCGTTCGCGGCGCGCTCGTGCAGGTCTTTCTCGGCCGCGGCGTCGAGGTCGTACCAGTACTCGGCTTTAAACCGCCAGGCGAGGTAGCCCAGGACGGCCACCGGCAGCAAGCCCACTAGGTAGTCGGTGAGGATGGGCCCCACCTCGAGCGCCGGCTGGCCGCGATACCAGGTGAAAGCCCACGCCGCGGCGAGCAGCACCAGCAGCGCGGGGACGATGGCCGACACCTCGATGTGTCGGCGGAGGAAGTCTGTAAGGGGCTTCACTTGATACCTCATGCAGGCCTGATCGCCACGGTGAAAGCGCGGTGGTTAACGGATGCCGATACTGAAAACGCAGGCGGATCAAGAGTCCCTGCGGAAGAAATCGTTGAGCAGGCTCCCGCCGTGACTTGGTTCGTGCCTCCAGACGCCAGAAACGTCTGGTTCGAGGCGTATGGGAACGTGTTCATAGAGATGACTGCGTTGGCGCCGAACCACGCGATAAAGAAGACATCCAGGCCACCCCATCCGGAAGCAAGGGACGGAGAATTGGGGGTGCTGCTGCTGGTGCTTGCGGTGATGGCGGCCTGCGGAACAGATGACCAAGTGCCTGCTCGAATGCGCCAAATCTGCGCAGCCATTGTTGCGGCCGTTCCAGTCACGAAGTTCACAGTCGAGCCGCCTTCGGTGCCCGCTGCGGTTGCGTAGTACACCCCGAACACGCCATTTCCGGCGGTGCTCCCGCTGCCGATGTCTACAAAGCCAGAAGGCGTAGTTATTGCGGTGGCGCCGCGGGCGGAAACCAGAGCGATGATGAGATCACCAGCCGCAACAGATGCTGGATAACTGACGTTGTGCGCAGTGGTCGTCGCCGAAAACGTGCTGGTAGTGATTTCCTCCAGCACCGGGGCCGCTGACGCGGCGGCAGCCAATGCCATCATCCCCTGCGTGAGCGCCAGCATTAGGCCGCCACTCCGCGCATGGTGTATTCCCAGCGTGCGCCTTGGTCGAACGTGGTGAGCGTGACCAGCGTTCGGGCGTTCGCTGCGCTTTGCACCGCCGTGTCGCTGCCGGTCGTCGCCTTGAATGCCGTAGGCAGCGCGACCGTGCGCCCACCTGTGCCGTCTTGCTGCGCGCGAATCGCAACTGAAACGGCCTTGCCGCTCGCGGGTAGGTTGGTGAAGGTCATCGATGTGACGTTGGCGGTGAGCGCGAGCGTGAAAAAGTCGCCCAGGCTGCAGTCGATGTTCACCACGCCGCTGCTGATCGTGAGCCCAGTCACTCCGTCGCGCAGTGCGCCACCGCCACCCCCTGTCACCACGACCCACGCCGCGCCGTCGAAGCGGCGCACCTCGGTGCCGACCTGTTTCAGCCAGCCGAGGAACGGGGCGAAGCGGTACCAGGTGCCGGAGCGCCACAGCACCACGTCGTTCTGCGCGAAGGTCGACCACGCGCCCGTCGGCGATGCGCCCAGGATGTGCACCTGCCCGTCGGCCGGCGAGCCCGGAGGCGCACTGAGAATGCTCGTCGCGCCACGCGCCAGCACCTCCGTGCGCAGAAAGGCTTCGTTGACCGGCGTGCTGGGCTGCGTGGTGCCTTGCAGCCAAACGGGGATGGGGAACATGGCGCTCAAGGGACGATCCTCGTGGCAGGGTCACCCAAGCCCGCGAGCCGGTTCCGGCCGCGAACGGTGACGGTGATGGGGTTGGTGAGGCCGGTGACATTGAGCGAGGCGGATGGCGTGACACTGTCGGCGCTCACCGTGGCGCCTCCGCTCGTGGCCTCGATGCGCCAGCCGTCGAAGTGGCTGGACGCGACCGGGGCCTCCTCGCTGCCGAAGCGGTGGCGCGGCGTCCACGTCACGGCCAGCGTGTCGACCGTTCGCACGGCGGTCTCGATGATCGGCGGCCATTCGCGCTGGCTGCGCGCCGTCCAAGTGCGGGCCTGCGTCGTGCCCGTGGTCGGGGTGTCGCCGACGCTGTAGGCGCGGTGCGTCAGCGTCGTGCCGATGCGCTCGCTGCCCGACGACAGCAGCAGCGCGCCGTCGAGCAGGACGAACGTCGCCCCGATGGCGTGGGCGCTCGCGCCGGAGTTCAGGCGGCCTCGCTGCAGCCCGGTGAGCCGCCAGGTCCCCGGCGTCGTCTCGACCGCATCGCGGAACTGGACGATCTCGGCCGTGCCGTCGGCGCGAACCAGCGCTGCGGCGTTGCCCCGGCTCAGCCACGCCTCGCGGGTGATGCTCTCGAGGTCGTCGTCGGCGCGGGCAAGCGCCACGGTGATCGCGTTCGTCTCGTCCGGGTAGAACTCGGAGGCCAGCGGCAGGGCCGCGGTGAGCGCCCCCATCACCGTGCCGCTGCCATCGGTGGCGAGCAGCGACCACTGGCTGCCGCCGTCCTGCCGCTCGATGGCCGCGCCGCGCCACGTCGGCAGCTCGCCGCACACCGCGACGTGGTAGCTCAGGACGTCGCCGGCCTGCGTGAGCGCCGGGATGTCGAGGAAGGCGAAGCGCGTCGGGCCGACGATGCGCGAGGGCGGGTTCGTGATCGTAGCGGGCGGGATGGCCTGCACGGTGGCCGTGTAGGCGCTCTGCCGGTCGCGCACGGCCTTGAAGCCCTGCCAGCCGTCGTTCGTGCGGTCTTCGATGAACCTGACGCGCTGCGACCGGCCGCGATAGTTCAGCACGATCACGTCGCTCGATGCGAGATCGAGGTGCTTGTCGCTGAGCCCGAACACCAGCTCGCCGCGCAGTTCCTCCTCCATCACCTGATGCTGGATGCGAATGGCGCGGGCGGCCGTCTCGGCGTCCATCACCACCGGGGTGCTGAGCACCGTGGGGGCCTCGCTGCGCGGGCTGATCTGGCGCTCACTGAATTGCTTGTCGGCCGCCTGCCCGCCGTCGACGTCGAAATACATCAGGTGCAGCAGGCGCGGCACGCTGATGCTGTCGCGGGTCGTGTCGGTCTCGGGCTCGTCCTCGCCTTCCACGAACTCGGCCTCGTCGATCACGCGCACGAAGTCGCCGCCGCGCGGGATGAATCGCACCTTTCCGTCGGCGTCCTGCGCGTCGAAGAAGTAAACCTTTGCCAGCTCCTTGATCGCATCGGCGGCGCTGTAATCAGGAGAGGTTGCGAAGCCGGCGACGGGAACTTGCGGGAGTCGAGAAACGCTGACCTTAGCTGCGTCGAGTCCAGCGTCTGCACAAATAGCCCCAACCACAGATGGAAGCAGGGAATCGTCCGCTTGAAAACTCGCCCAGTCCTCACTGTAGAGAATCGACGCCTCACTCGAAGACGTTGCTAGCCTCCCCAAGCCGTTGGCGTTTTCCGGATCAGCGCTGCTCAGCTTTACCTGCCAGGTTGAGCCAAGGCCCGCGAGGGGGAAGACGAACTGCACCGGCGTTGTGCTCGTTATCGGCGGCGTCTCGAAAACCGGGACACCATCGATCTCCACGAGATAAATCGGCCGGCCTGTTGATCCTCCTGTAGGGGAGTAACTCACCTCGAGAACTGCCGTCTTGGATCCGGGCGGCAGAGCAGACGGACTAGATGGAAACCTTTTTACAATCGTCGTGTTCCACGCGAATAGCGTATCGACGTCGGCGTTCTCCGTCGCTTCGAAAGCGACGCTACGCACCTGTGCGGCACCGATCTCAAATTGATACGCCGGGATAGCGCCGCGAAGGTCGGTCAGGTCTTCATCGGTGACCACCAGCATCGCGGTGCCGCGCATGGCCGGGGCGTTCGCCGCGCCCATTTCCGCTTCGATGGTCGGGTGCGGGAGTTGATCCCAGCGGCCGAGCAGGATCGTCTTGCCCTCGATCCACTTCGCCGAATCGGCCAGCATGGTGCTGCCGGGGCGCACGTCGTAGACCAGCTCGTTGTTGCGCCAGATGCGCGAGACGCTTGTGATCGGCCCCTCGCAGATGCCGATGGCGTAGCTCCGCAGCAGCGTCGACGACTCCACCTTCGGGCCGCCCTTGCCCTGGCGCTGGCGGGTGCGGATCTCGCGCGGCGCGCCGCTCCAGACGATCTGCCCGCCGATGGGCCGGAACGTGCCGTACACGCGCGCACGCGGGCCGCCCTCGCCGGCACGGATCTCGGCCAGGTCGCCGAGGCGCGGCTGCTTGATCGTGGTGAAGCTGTTGCCCACGGCGGCGCCGATGGCCCAGCCCCACTGTGCGCCCGACGGCCCGCCGACCAGAAAGCCGACGGTCGCGCCTAGTACGCCGCCTACGGCCTGTGCCATGGATCGAACACCTCGAGGATCATGCCGCGCCAGTGCTCGTCGACGCGATGCTCGACGACGCAGCCCTGGCCGCTGCTGTAGCTATGGATCAGGCGCCAGTGGTCGCCTGCGTTGATCAGAATCCCGACGTGGCTGGGCAGCTCGGCGCCCTTCCACTGCATGAGCGCGATGCCGCCGTGCACCCATTCACCGGGCCGGCCGCACTGGCGCTCGAGCTCCTCGCGGATGCCCTCGTGCTGCGGGTCGCGCGGGTAGCCCTCACGGTCGACGACCTCGCGGCCGGCGTCGCGCAGGGCGAGAACGACCAGCCCGAGGCAGTCGATGGCCCACGGCGTGCGCCCCTGGTGCCGCCACTTCACGCCCAAGCGGGCGCGGGCAGCAGCCACGAAGGCGTCGCGCGGGCACGGCGTCACGGCTGGCCTCGGGTGGCCCAGCCGGCAGCGTCGAGCGTCCACGCGGCGTTGTCGGCCTCGAGCGTCACGCTGGCGGCGCTGTTCATCAGCAGGAGCTGCAGGCGGCAGAAGCGGCCGGCCGGCACCTCCGGGAGCGAGACGATCACCAGACGCCAGCCAGCGAGCGTGTCGCGGAACTGCGCCTCGGCACCCATGGCGAGCCCGCCGATGGGGATGGTGCAGGCGGCGTCCTCGTAGGTCTGGATGCCGATCAGGGCGAAGGCGTACTCGGTCGGCGTGGCACCGGAGATCGCCGTGCAGCGAACCCACATTTCAGCGCCCACCCGGCCACCCGGCGAGACGGCCGTGGCGAGGTTCTCGTAGCGGTCGCCGAAGTCGAAGCCGCTGGACGGCAGCGGGCCGCCCGCTTGCCAGCGCAGTGCGCCGGAACGCCGCTGGCCGGTGGCGCCGGTCTGGATGCTGAAGCCGGGGCTGGCATCCATGCGGCGAGAGACCCAGCCGCCCGCCGCCTGAAACTCGGCGTTCTGCAGCGGCACGTCGGGCAGCGATGGCTGCGTCGGTGCCACCGGGCCGCTGCCGGTGATGCTGTTGGCGATCTGCGTGATGATGCCGGCGCGCGGCGTCTGCGCCCCCGGCGTGCTCACGCTCGGGCTGTCGCCGGTTGGAATCAGCGGCTCGCCCTTGAAGTTGAGCTGGTTGCCGTAGCCGCTGCACGCCGCCCAGGTGCGGGCGCAGTCAGGGCGGATGCGGTAGCCGTGGCCGGCAGCGATCGGGTACGGCATGGCGTTGCCCAGCGTCACGACGCCGGCCGCGAAGCTCTCCACCACGCCCACGCGGCCGACGTTCGGCCCCGTGGTCCATTCCACACGGCCGGGCACGAAGGCGCCGCTGGCGACGCTGCCGGTGAACTGCCGATCGATCTCCGCGCCGGCGCTGCTCACCGTGCCCGTGACCCACAGGGCCTCGGCGTCGACGCCGCAGCCCGTCTGGCCTTCGGCCGGCGTGCCGAAGATGGCGCGGCAGGTGCGCGACCAATGCGTGCCGATCGGCTGGCGCAGGCGCACGCTGTAGCTCAGCAGCTCGGGCGTCCACACCAGGCCCCAGCGCTTCTTCACCTCGCCGATGTCGCCGGCGCCGAGGATGATGTGGCCCGCGCTGAGGTCGCGGTAGTTCACCAGGTACATCGTCCACTCGGCGTCGCGCAGGTCGCCGGCTTCGATCATCGCCTCGGTGATGCCGGTGCCGGTGGTCACCAGCAGGCTCTGTGCCTCGGCGTTGGCCACGGTGAGGTCGCTGTCGGCGGCCAGCGTCGACGGGTCGATGCCCTGGTTCGCGCTGTACGTGAGCGCGCCGCGGCCGTCGTTGTAGGTCACGTCGGCGTCGAGGCTGGTCACACCGAACACGCGCCCATCGCGCAGTGCGATGCGCAGCAGGCGGCAGGTGGTGGTGACCGACTGGTTCAGGTGCACCTGCAGGGCAGCGGGGATGGTGCGGCTCATGCGCTGAGGTCCTCGATGAGCGGCACGTCGGCGCTGAGGATCAGGCTCTGCGCCGCGCGGTTGAATTCGCTGATGAGCTGGTCGGCCTCGAAGCGCACCGGCACGTCGAAGGTGCCCGTCCAGCGCACGATGTGGCCGGCCGGGGCAGTAAAGGTGGCGATGCCCGTGGTGGTGTCGACCGTGGCCGAGATGGGCGTGCCGTTGGCCGTCACCGTCACGCCGGCGTTCGGCTTGCGAATGGGGCGGGCGACGGTCTCCGTGCCCCACGTGTAGCTCTTCACGAGCTGCGCGGTCTGGCTGGCGCCGGTACCGGTGGCGAAGACCTCGGCCGTGGCTTCGAAGTCGGAGGGGTCGCGCAGGCGGAAGCCGAACGCGCCGCCGCGGCAGGCGTTGAAGGCGTCGAGCACGGCCTTGTGCTGGGCCGGCAGTAGGTTCTGGTAGAGGATGGCGAAGCGGTACAGCGGCCGGCTGCGCGAGGCGTTGCGGCGGGTGATGCCGTTCGCCAGGCCGACGACGCGCGTCGACCAGGTGGGCCCGCCCTGCGTGCCCAGGGCCAGCCGGTCCAGAAGGCGCTGCTCGATGAAGCTCATGCGCCGAACCTCGCCGCCGCGCGGCGCTGGGCGCGGGAGGTCTCGGTGGCCAAGTGCGTCGCCGTGCGCGAGGTGATCTGCCCGACCACGGTGATGTTCTGGTTCACCGTGCCGCCGCCGCCCAGGCGCGGGTTGGCGGTGACCATGCCGCCCGTGGCCGTAGGCAGCAGGTACTGCCGGCCGCCGACGGTGAGCAGCTCAGGGCCGCGCTCCGCCACCTCGTACATCTTGCCCGGGGCGACGAAGCCACCCGAGGCGCGTGGGCCGCCGAAGAGGGAGCCTAGGGCAGACGAGAGGAATCCACCGAGGCCGCCGGCGCCGTTGCTTCCGAGGCTGGTCCCGGGCGGGCCAAGTAAGGAGTCGACGAGCGACTCGCCCAATCGCCGGGCGATCAGCGAAGTTATGTAGTTCCCGAGATCAGCGAAGGCGTCCTTGGCCGACTTGCTACCGTCGATGATCGAGGCGAACGTGTCCTCGAAGCCGCGGCGGAGCTCCTCGGCGTTGGCGATGGCCTTCTGCTCCTCTTGCCGAAGGCGGATCAGGTCCGCGATAGCCTTCTTTTCCTCTTCGGTCGCCTCGGCACCGGCATAACGCAACGCATTGGCGATCTCACGCTCTTTGTTGGAGAGGCCGAGCAGTCGAAGCTCCTCTTCGAGGCTAGCGATCACTTCCTGAGCAGGTGTCAATTGCGAGTTGATCGCATCGATGTCGCGCTGGCGAAGCTCTGCTGTGTATCCCAAAGCTTCGGCGAGCTGCTCTTGGCTGATCTCTCCGCGAGCCGCGAGCTCCTGAAGCTGCTGCTCACGAACAGCCCAATCCGTCTGCGCCTGGGCGAGCGGACCGCTCACCTCGTCCCTGTAGGCCACAAGCTGCGAGTTAAACTCGCTGGCCGCATCGCGCGTCGCGTCGAGCCTCTCTTGCAGCTCCTTTTGAGCGCGGGCTTGTTCTCTCTCGGATTCGCCGGCAGTGCCGCGCCCTGACCCACCACCTGCGCCGGAGGTCGGACGGAACAACCCGCTGATGTTCACCTCGCCACTCACGTTGACGGCCACTGGCGCGCCCGCGGCCTTGGCACGATCGGCGGCAGCTTTGGCGCGTGCCTCGACGTTCTTGTAGTAGTCGTCGATTAGGGTGGTCACGCCCTTGAGCTCTTGCTCGAGCTCCGCACGCTTTTCTGGGCTGAAGCCCAGCGGGGTCGTCAGGATGCTGTCGCCATTCTTTTCCAGGCGCGCACGCAATTGATTCCGCTGTTTTTCGAGCCGGACGATGTCATCCGAAGTGGCTTGACCAGTCGCCTGAAAGGCGACTTCCTCCGCGACGAACTGCACAACGTTCGCCGTCTCGGCAGCGAACCGCGCCAGCGCACCGACGGCCGTGAGCGCCCCGGAGATGATGTTGGCGAAACCATCTTGGACTCCCGGGTCTTTCAGAAGCTCGACGAACTGATCCAGAGGGCCATTGACGGCCACAAGGCCCGGAAGGAGACGTTCGGCAACACTCTGACCAGCACCCTGAGCAGCGCCTTTCAGCTGATCGAGCCGATCATTGAATTCGCCTCCCAGCTTGGCGCCGACGCTGGTTACCGTCACACCCAGCTCATCGGATTCATCCGTGAGCTCTCGAATGCCTTCGGAGCCCTTGTTCAGGAACGGGATCAGGTCTCGCCCAGACTTGCCGAAGATCTCCACGGCGAGCGCGGCCTTCTGCGGGCCCTCCGGGAGCTTCTGAAACACATCGGCCAGCTCTAGCAGCACATCCTCTGTTGGCCGCAATGCCCCAGTCAGAGGATCAATCGCATCAACGCGCAGAGCGTCAAAAATCTCCGTGATTCGCTCGCTACCACGCGAAACTTCGACCTGCGCCTTAATCAGTCGGCCCAGACCGCCCTCGAGCTTGTCGAATGCGACGCCACCAAACCTCGCCGCATACTCGAAGCTGGAAAGCGTCTCGACCGGGATGCCGATCTTCTCAGCGGCCTCGCCAAGCTCGTCCATGCGGTCGATGGATCGCTTGACGAAGGCTGCCGAGGTCGCCGCGTAGGCAGTAAAGATCCCAGCCGCTGCTGTACCGGCGACGCCTGCGACGCTTCGCAACCGGCCGCCGAGCTGATTAGCAGCCGTCGAGGCGCGCTTCATGCCCGCCTCGAATCCCCCGACGCGGGCAATAAGGTCGACGCTGAGCTGGGTTCTGCCGGTCATGTCAGGCCTTGAAGTGCTGCTGCAGCTCGGGGTCGAGGATCAGGGTTCCGGCAGGCATCGCGTCTTGCTTCGGGGCATGCGGCATGAAGTCAATCGGCCGCAATCCCGGGTTGTTGTTCACGTTGGCGATCACCGCCGCGACCCGAGCTGACGGCGCGTCGTAACGTCGCTGGTCGTCGACCGGCCCATACAGCTCAAAATAGGCCAGCCAGTGCGCCCACTCACGGCTAGAAAGTCGCCGCTGAAGGCTTTCGACCGTGTCGCCCATCGCGAGCGCCAGGTCGAACCACTGCTTCAGCCCGGCGTCGGCTCCGAAGGCTTTTTTGCCGCTTCCTTCGCCTCCTTCGTGAAGCCAACAGCCGCAAGTGCCTCACGTGCCAGCGTGCGCTGGGGCCAGTACTTCAACGCGAGCGCTTGTTCCGGAGTGAAGAGCAGATTCCCTTCCGCATCGCAGAAGGTGGCTGCGACGATGGCAGCGTCCGGGTTCTCTTCTTGGAAGGTCCTTCGAACCTCGCCCGCCGGGAGCTCGAGGAAGTAGCCGACAACCGGCTCGCCCTCGAACTCGAACTCGCGGGCGATCGGCTTTCGGGAGGCAGTTGCAGCCTCAATCAGTGCCTTCAGGTCCATGCCTTACGCCCTGACGGTCGTGGTGACCGGGCCGCTGCGCTGGATGGTGACCACCGCGCGCTGCACTTCGTTCTGGGCGAAGCTGAGCGTGATGTCGGCCACGTAGCCGATGAACTTGCGGTTAGTGCGCGTGGTGAGCGCGGCGAACGCGCTGGCGGCCACCGTCGGCGCGGCGGTGCCGTCGCTGTCGGCGATCATCCACTCCACCTTGGCGCCGCTGGCGCGCAGGGTGTTGAGCAGCGCATGGCTGGCCAGAGCTTCGTCCCAGATGATGTTGACGGTGATCGGGCCGGGGGTGTTGAAGCCGCCCTCAAACTCACGTTCGTCGCTCATCAGGTGGGTGGTGTCGATCTGGTCCCGCGCACCGCCGAGGCCGTCGATGCTGGCCACCTGGTCGATGGCGGTGGCCGCGGTGGCCCCGGAGACGACGTAAAGCTGGGTTTTCTGGGTTTTCTTGGCGGCCATGGCGGGCTCCGGTGGGTATCAGGGCAGGCGCACGGTGGCCTGCAGGCGAATCTGGGCGACGGAGCTGTTCGCGCCGTCGATGCGGGTGAGGAACTCGGCGGTCTGCGCTTCGACGTCGACGAAACCGTCGTCGATGGCCAGCTCGATGCCGCCCGGGGGAAACAGCTGGAAGACGTCGGCCATCACCGCGTGGGCGCGCTGCTGCGCGTCGGCGCGGGTGCTGGCCACATCGGCTTGGACCACGAGCTGCAGCAGCCATTCGGCGCCGCCGTCGAGGGTTTCGGGCGTGCGGGAAACGCGGTCGAGGAACACGCTGAGGCGCTCCACGGGCCCGCGCTCCGGGTCGGCTTGCACCTGCTCCACGAGCACGCTGTTGCCGGCGTCAGAGCGGTAGCCGTTCGCGATGGTGATGAGCGGCAGCCGATCAGCCACCGCTTGCACGGCCTGCCAGGTGACGGAGGACTCAGCCACGGGCGGCGCTCCAGCGAGCGGTCACGCCGTCGTCGAAGACCTTGCGCTCCAGCGTGTAGGTGCGGCCGTTGGCCGCCACCACGGCGCCGGCCTGCGCGATGCCGCGGCCTTCGTCGAGAAAGGTGACGAGGTACTGGCCCACCAGCACCTCGCCGAAATCGCCCATGCCTTCGGTGACCTGGTCGACGAACACCTTGGCCGCCACGGGCGCCTGGGCGCCCATGGTGACGGTGCCGTCGAAGGCGCCGAAGAACGCCGCATCGGCCGCCTGGAAGGCGGCGTGCGCGGCAAGGGCGAAGGCGTCCGACACGTCCGGCGCTTACGGCTGGATCGTGGCGGAGCCGGGCGACAGGCGCACCAGCGCCGTGGTGTCGCCGGTGGCGGCAGCAGCCACCGCGATACCGGCACCGATCAGATCGCCCGCGGCGGCGGTCTGCAGCGTGAACTGGCCGGTGCCCGGGCGGAAGTTCACGCGCTGGCCGAGGGTGAAGGCGGCCGTGTTGTTCTTCGGCACCTGGAACACGCCCTCGACGCGAACGGCGCAGGGCGCGTTGATGGCGACGGTGCTGAGCGGGATGGCAGCCAGCGCGCCGACCGCGATCGGCGTGCCGCTGGTGAGCGCTGCGGCGGCGACGATGTCGAGCGTCTCGCCGTCCTGGATGAAATTACGGGCCATGGGTGTCTCCTTGATCGAAGGCGCGACGCCGGCGGCCTGCCGGCGTCACGCGAGGGGCTTAGGCCGTCTGGCCGCGCACGATGCCGCGCCAGTCGATGGCGCCGACGCCGAAGTCCAGGCGGGCCTTCCAGCGCGCACCGTCCACGTCGAAGCCGTTCTCCAGCTCGAGGTAAGGCGCGTCGTTGCCGTCGAGGAAGACGACTTCGAACACCGGCGCATCGGCCGGGTTGGTCACGGCGTACCAGCGATTGTCCGTGCCGAGCAGGCGCGGCGTGTCCACGATGTCGCCGAACACGCGGGCGACCATGTTGGCGCGCTGCAGCTTGTTGTTCGCGTCCGGGTCGTAGAGGCTGTCGTTGATGACGCGAGCCGTGCCGCCGAGCTCCATCGGGCCGAGCCAGATGCTCGGGCGAAGGTCGAGGAACTCGATGCCCGTGTGGTCGGTCTGGCGCGCCATCAGCGTGCGGGCGTTGTCGATCGCCGTGACGGTGAGCGCCTGCGTGGTGCCGATGTTGTTGTGCGAGCTGTGGAACAGCGGCTGGCCGTCCTGCATCGTCGGGCCGTTGCCGCTGTTCGAGCGCAGCAGCGCGTACACGTCGGCCTCGATGGTGCGGCGGGCCGCGCGGCCGAAGGCCGTGGCCAGGCCGAGGAAGGCGCCGAGGTCATCATTGATGATGGCCGGCCGCGACAGGTTGATGATGTTGCCCTTGGTGCCGGCCCGAACGCGCGAGCGGTCGGCATCCGGGATCGGGCGGTTCTTGAACTCGCCGTTTTCGGTCAGCTCATCGAGGTTCGAAAGCGAGCCAACGCGGTAGCGCGGGTGGTCGCGGAAATCGCTCACCGAGCCCGTGGCGCACCAGCGCGACCAGGTATCCGGCGCCGCGGCGTAGGCCGCCTGCAGGGTCTTCTGCATGGCGTTTTCGAGCAGGATCGGGAAGTCGCTGGTGGTCTGGGTGAACGCGCGGCCCACCAGGTCCATGCGGCTCATGCCGTCGGTGCGGGTGCCGGCCTGCTCGAGGCAGCGGCGGGCGATGTCGACCAGCGACAGGCCGCGGAACGGGTTGCCCGACTCGACGCGGACGGCCTTGCCGTCGTCACCAACGGCGCCCTGACGGGCCATCAGTGCCTGCACGGCGGCAGCGCGGTGCTTGTCGACCTGGTCGAGGCCGCCGCTCACGCGGTTGTGGTGGCCGCCGGCGGCGGCGTCACGCTTGGCCAGCTCGTCGAGCACGATGCCGCGCACTTCATCGACGGACTTGCCGGCGCGGATCCACTCCGGGGCGCGCTCGCTCAGGCCGTGGCGGGTGGCGAGCTGGGTGATGTCGGCCGAACGGGCCAGCAGGGCGCGTTCCTGCGCACCGGTGTCGTTCGGGGTGGTGGCCGGAGCGGCGCCGTTGCCGGCGGCGTTGGCCGTGTCGGCGCCGTTCGGCGCTTCGTTCTCGTCCATCTGGGTTTCCTCGCTGGAGTTTCGCGCGTGCGCGCTGACGAACTCGCAGGGGAAGCCCTGCGAGGGGTTGGTTTTCTTGGGGTCGGCGCCTTCGGCGCCACGCGTGGCCGCGCCGGCGTCGGCGGGCACGGTGACGAAGCTGAGCTCCATCGGCGTCCAGCTCACGGCGCGGTACGTCGGCAGCTTGTTGCCGGCGTCGCGGGTGATCTCGTAGGTCTGGACGCTGTAGCCGACGCTGATGTTGCGGATGATGCCGTCGCGGATGTCCTGGACGATGCCGGCGACGTCCTCGCGGCCGCTGAGGCGGATCAGG